TTCCTTGTATACGTCAATCTTCCGGAGAATTGGAATGATGAAATACCATTTCCAGAGTCACCGTTTGAAGTAATGTAGTTTGCAGTAATATAATTACCTTCTTCAAGTGCTTTACCAAAAATACCATCTCCAAAGAAAATTTCATATCTTTCATCAGATATTTCCTGAAGAAAATATGCTTTAGATTCTGCACCAATATCAAACAAATTATCTTGATTGGAATATTTGGTTGATGCGGAAGAATTTTCGTTATTTTTAACAGTTACAGATATAAGTGACGTATCAACACCAGAGTTTGGTAAAATAAACTTTTGATTTGGAATTCTTGTGCTATATGTAAAGTTTGAACTTAATAATGTCCCCTCATAAATTGAAATGTCTTCAAAATTTGCTATATTATTGAATACCGGAACCGAAATATCATCTAAAATACAAAATGTTCGGGATTCATTTCCAAAACTACCAGTTGTTGTTGCTACAATGCCTTTATGAAGAGTAATAGTAGCAGGGGTTGGAGAAATATTACTTGTGTCTATGAAAAAACTGACTGTTGCTCTTGCTGCCTTTCTAGATCTAGGGACATAACCAATATTTCTTGCTAAAGCAACGATATTTTCTCTTAA